CCGTGGCCAAAGCGGTGAAACGCGGCATGCCGCTCGACTCCCTCGAGGCGGCGACGGAGTGGCGACGGGCTAACCAGAACGCCAGGCGGACCAAGGCGTCGCAACCGTCGGCGCCGCGACCAGCCGAACCGGCACCTGATCCTGTCGATCTGCCCGACGAGCTGGCCGTGACCGACCACATGCGCCGGATCGCGGTGCGCGACTTCGAGGCGGCCGGCAGCATCCAAGAGCGGGCAGCGGCAAGTCGCACCGTCCGCGAGGCCGAGGAGGCGCACGAGACCCGGAAGCGCGACATGGTCAAGTCGGAGCAGGAGGCGCAAACCCTCATGCACCGCGACCAGGTGCAGGCCGTGATCGCCGAAGAGGCCGGCAAACTCCGCGCGCTCCTCGAGGCCATGCCGGCCGCCATCGCCCAGGCGGCCAACCCTGCCGACCCCGAGCTGGCCCGCGACACCGTGGCTGATTATCTCGAGCAAGTCTTTAGCACCCTCAGCAATACCGGCAATGCCCTGCGCCTGGATACCTGACTCGACCGACGCCACCCGGGCCATGTGGCGAAGCCAGTGGGTGCCGCACCCCCGGCAGTCCGTCACCGAGTGGGCCGAGGCCAATCTGTCTTTCTCGTCCCGCTTCACGTCATCCCCCGGGCCGTTCCGGGTGCGGTCCTACCCTTACATGCGCGAATGGCTCGACGCCTTCCACCCGGCGAGCGGCGTCCGGTCAATGGCTCTCCTTTGCGGCGCCCAGGTGGCCAAAAGCACGGCCATTCAAGTCGGCATGGCCTACCGCCTCTGCCGCGCCCCGGCGCCGGCCTTGTGGGTGCTCGATACACAAACCAACGCGCAATCGTTTTCCGAGTCCCGCTGGCAGGTGATGATCGACGACAACGAAGTCCTGCGCGCCGAGTTGCCCGCCAACAAAGACAAATTCAAAAACCTCGACCAGGCATTCCGCCGCATGCATCTCTGGTTCGTCGGCTCGAACAGCCCGGGCAACCTCGCCGGCCGCAGCATCTCGCTCCTCTGCCTCGACGAGGTGGACAAATACAAAACCAAAACCAAGCAGGAGGCCGCCGCTGTCCAGCTTGCTGTCCAGCGCACCGCATCGTTCCCCATGGCGCTCATCGTGCAAACCAGCACGCCAACCACGCAGGAAGGTTCGATCTGGAAAGCCTGGCTCGAGGGCGACCAACGCCGCTATTGGGTGCCGTGTCCGCATTGCGGCGAGATGACCCTGCTCAACTGGCCCATGATGAAATGGGACGATGAGGCCAAGATCGATGACAACCAGTGGGATCTAAAGCGCGTCCGCGAGACCGCCCGCCTCGAGTGTCCGCATTGTGCGGGCCACATCACCGACGCCAGCAAAACCAAGATGCTCCGCGACGGAGAGTGGCGCGCGGAAAACCTCGGCGCTCTCCCGGGCCATCGCAGCTATCACCTTTCCGCGCTTTACTCCGTGCGCCGCAGCTTCGGCGCGCTGGCCGTCAAATTCCTGCAAGACAAGCAATCGCTCATGGGTCTGCAAGACTTCGTGAACAGCATCCTTGCCGAGCCATGGGAAGAAGCGATGACCACCGAATCGCGTCCGCTCACCGTCGGCGAATACAACCTCCGCGCCCCGGTGGAGGAAGGCACCGCACGCATCATGGCCGTGGACGTTCAGCAAGACTGCTTCTACTTCGTTTGCAGATCGTTCGCCAAAGACGGATCGAGCAAACTCATCGACGAAGGCCGCCTCACCACCTGGGCCGATCTAGAGTTCAAAGTCACCGAACTCGGCCTCGACACCCCGCGCAACATCGGCGGAGTCATGGCCAAGCTCGTCGTGGTGGACTCAGGCTTTCGCACCGACGAAGTCTTGGACGTTTGTATCCGAAACCGCTACATCCCGGCCAAAGGCGAAGACCGCGCGGAAGGCTACGGCGTGAAGCTCGGCAAATCCCTCCGCAAAGCCATCTCCGTCATCAAGCCCTATCGGCGCGGCTGGTTCCTCATGCTCTTCAGTTCACCCGCCGCGCAGGATGTCCTCGAGTGGCTACGCGGCGGCAAAGGCCCGGCGTGGACCGTGGCGGCCGACGCCTCCGAAGAATACAAAGCCCACCTCGACGCCCACCGCAAAGTCATGCGCCGCAGCCCGCTCACCGGCCGCGAGACCTACATCTGGAAACAGATCGGCCGCCGGCCGAACCACATGCTCGACGCCGAGCTGATGATCCTCGCCCTGGCTGAGTTCGGCAACATCATCAAGCCGACGCCCGCCGAACCCGCCGAGGTTTGACACGCCCCGACTCGCGTGTCTCCGCGCGCCTTCATTTTCTCCGCTTGGTTAGCCTCCGGTAAGTCAGCAGCGAAAACGATCACCGCGCTCGAGACCATCGGCGCCAACCAATACTCCGCCAGCAAAGAAGGCGGCCGGCTCCTCGTCTCCGCCAGCATGGGCGGCAAATCGTTTTCCTACTCCCTGCCGCCCGACATGACGGCCAGCACCGTGTCCGAGTTGGCCCTCACCTGTTGGGCTCTCATCAAAGACATGACCGACGCGCAGCTCGAGGACTACCTCACCCGCAAGCCGCAGAAAACGATGATCGCCGCCTTCAACTACCCGCTCGTCTAATGAAACTCGCCGACCGCTGGAAACTCGTCACCCGCGCCTTCACGCCCAAGGCCCAAAGCTACGACGCCGCGCGCCCGTCCATTCAGCGCCGCTTCCCCTACAACGCCAGCGCCGTCGATTCGCACATCGACGTGAGCGGCGCCGACCGCGAGCGCCTGATGAAACTTTCCCGCTGGCTCTACAACAACGCGCCTTTCCTCCGCGGCCTCATCACCGAGAAAGCCCGCTACTCCGTTGGCAGTGGCATCCGTCCGCAAGCCCGCAGTGGCGACGAGGGTTGGGACGCCGCCGCCGAGACCTTCTTCGAGCAATGGTCCCGCGTCGCCGACCTGCAAGGCCGCTACACCTGGCGCGAGATGCAGCGCATCGCCTCCGTGGCCATCGACCGCGACGGCGAGGTCTTCTTCCGTCCAGCCGTGCAGAGCACCGGCTATCCCGCCCTGCAACTCATCTTGGCCCACCGCATCGGTGACGCCCGCAGCCAAGTCTACGAGCCGAGCAATCCCGCCGCCCGCGAAGGCGGACAGAACGTCATCGACGGCGTGGTGGTCAACGGCCAACTGCGCCCCATCTTCTACCGCCATCTCCTCGGCGACGGCATCGACCCCGCGCAACGTTTTGAGGACATCCCGGCCGCGCAAATGATCCACGTCGGCGAGGCCAGCCAGGGCGACGAGCTGCGCTACGTCACTCCGCTCGCCCCGTCCATCAATCACCTCCGCGATGTCTCCGACGCCGTCAGCTTTGAGAAGATGGCCATCAAAATTTCCTCCTACATCGCGCTCGCCATCAAATCGTCGAACCCGCAGGGCGCCGACTTCTTCGGTGAATCCAGCACCTCGATCAACAGCGAAGGCACCAACGAGATCACCGTCGAAAGCCTCGGCAACGCCGGGGGCGCCATCCCACGCCTCTCCATGGGCGAAGACCTCATCTCGTGGACCTCAAACCGCCCGTCACAAAACTTCCGCGAGTTCTGCGACGTTCTCTTGCGCGAAGTCTGCTTGAACCTCGGCGTTCCTTGGGAGTTCGCCGCCCGTCCCGCCGAGGCCGGCGGCGCCGCCCTGCGTGCCGTCTTAGTCCGCGCGCAACGCACCTTCGAGCAGCGCCAGGCATTACTCATCGACCGCCTCTGCTCCCGCGTCTGGGCGCACGTCATCACGATCGGGATGCAGCGGGGCCTTATCCCGCAAAACGAGAACTGGTGGCGCGTCGAGTGGCAACGCCCGGCCGCCGCATCGGTGGACTACGGCCGCGAAGCCGCTGCCAATCTCAACGACGTTCGCGCCGGCCTTCGCACCTACGCCGAGGACTACAGCGAGCGCGGCTTTGAGTGGAAAGACCAGCTCCGCCAGCGCGCCGTCGAAGCCAAGTATCTCGCCGATCTTGCCGCTGAGTTCGGCATCAGCGCCGACTCGATCGCCACTTTCAACCCGAACCCTGCGCCGACGACACCCGCGCAAGGCGGCGAGGCATTGACACCACCGCAGCAGCAATGAAGTGGTATGCCTTTACTCCTAAAGCCGAAGAGCGCGAAGTCGAGGTTGCCATCTACGATGAGATCGGTCTGGGTGGCGTCACAGCCGATGACTTTATCTCCGAACTCAAATACCACGCCGGAAAGCACGTCCACCTTCGTCTCAATTCCGTCGGCGGCGACGTGGTTCAAGGCAACGCAATCTACAACGCGCTGCGACGGCACAAAGGCGGCTTAACCGTTCACATTGATGGACTTGCGGCGAGCATGGCCTCGGTCATCGCCTCCGCCGCCCCGCGCACCCTCATCGCCGACAACGGCATGATGATGCTGCACAACCCTTGGACGGTGACGATGGGCGACGCCGATGACCTCCGCAAAGAGGCCGACCTCCTCGACAAAATCAAAAAAGCGATGGTCACCGCCTACAAGCGCAAGAGCGGCAAAGACGCCGACGAGATCATCCAAATGATGGACGAGGAAACTTGGCTCACCGCCGAGCAGGCCGTCGAAGCCGGATTGGCCGACGCCATCGAAGAAGGTCTCGAGGCCGCCGCCGCTGTCACGCCCGAAGGCGCGCGCGCCCGCTTTGACAAACTTAAAGCATTTATGGCCAGAAAATCCGCCAACCTCCCGAAAGCCGAAGAGGCCGCGCCCGTCGAAGTCATCGCCGAGCCGGTTGTCGAGCAGCCCGTCACCGACGGCGCCGTTGACATCTCCTCCGAGGATAACATGAACGCCGAACTTCAAGCGAAGGTTGACGCCCTCCAGGCCGAACTGAACGCCAAAGTCGAAGCCGAGGCCGTCGTGGCGCAAGCCAGCGAAGACATCGCCAAGGAACTCGAAACCCTCAAAGCCGAAGTCGAGCGCCTCACCGCCGAGAGCGCCAGCAAAGACGAGGAGATCACCGCGCTTCTCGCGGCCTCCAAAAGTGCTGGTGAGCAAGCTGCGGCTATCGTCGCTTCTGTTGGAATTGACCCCGTGGCTGTCGTCGCTCCCGAGCCGGAACTGACCGCCGCGCAGAAATTCGCCCGCCTCGACGGCGCCGAAGCCACCGAGTTCTACCG